TGCTCCACACGTCCCGCTATCTCAGATCGAGATATGGTTTCATCAACAACACCACCGTCGCCCAGCGTCGCAGCAAGCGTACCGTCCACAACCTTGATGACAACGAACTTGCCGTAGAACTCCCGTGTGTAGCTGTTGAGTACATCCTCAACCGTGCGCTTGCTGCTCTTAACGGTCTCTCTGCTTTTGAATACTAAGTTACGGAATACGCGCATGATTCGCTCAACAGGAAGGTCGATAATCCCCATGTGCTTACTGCCGAGAGCCACAGCACCAGCAATACAAGACGCACAACCCGCAGTCCAAAACCGTTCGTCGTCGGGGGATCGAAAGTCCATACGTATATGTTTCTCAATCTTCTTGTATAGCTTCTGCGCTTCAAGCCCACTCTGTGATAACCACTTGGCATACTGCGGTCCGACCACGCCGTAGTTCTGCGACAGTGATACAACGGCTTCTCGTTCATGATCATCCCACGTCAGTATGTCAGTCAGCGTTAGCTCAAGCACACGCCGCAGCTCACCCTCAGAAGAGTGTTTGCGGTTACCTGTCATGTAGTCCACCACGTGTGTATTCGACGCCATCAATGCAAGCAGCGCCCATGTGGTGGTGTTCAGCCTTTCTTTGTTAGCGCCTGACTCCATGCGCTCTTTACCCCTGCCTTCGCTTATATCAAACACCATCGCAGGGAACCATTCAAAGTCACGCCGGTTCTTCACCGTGATCTCATCAGAGATGAGCGGCTGAGAGTTGAGCATCCCCGCATGGTGCACCATCGCTACGTCAGATGTTGAGCGACTGACACGGAAGTGATCGGGGTGCCCCCACACGCTTGCTGCTAAACGTAGTGCCAACGACTTGCCTGTGCCTGACTCAGTAGACCCCAAGTGAAATGTCATACCCGCTAACTTACTGAACGCCATAAATGGTGACCCAAGCCCCACGCACAGCATCGCCAGAATGTCGTCCAAGCCTTTATCAATCAACACCTGTATGACGTTTCGCCAGCCCTCGATTGTCCCCATTGAGCGCATACCAGACGTGATGTTCTGGAGATCTGGCATAGGCACTCGTCGTGCTGTGCCGTTCTGATACACCATCCCACCATGCACAAAGGGCGCGTTGTATCCCGATAGTAGGCGGTCGGGGTTCTGCCATCCGTAGTTTGATGGGATGACAAGGGGTGACTGTGAAATGCTGGCGTTCTCTACACACCCACGCACGTACTCAAACAAGTTCTTGTCATTGCCTGAGCCGAACGAGGCGATGATGTTCTGGGCAGCGAGGGTCTTGACCGTTTCGTCTTTACTGACTACTGACTTCTGATTCAGCAGCACATCGTGGTATTCGTCTTCTCTTTCAGCGATCATGTGGACAACATGTTCACCCGTGGGCTGCTTAAGAATGTCCACCGCAAATAGCGTGTACGGCAGGATCATCACGGATTTCTTGGACTTGTTTCCCTGATCATCCTCAAGAATCTTGTCTGCAAAGATACCGCCCTTTGCGCCGTAGCTGTACCCGCGTGGGGGTGCAGGTCTAACAATCTGTACGGCAACGGGTTCTTCTTCATCCTGTATCTCAATTTGTTTCTCAGTGTTGTCAGTGACGACAGTTCGGCACAGGGTGAGCGGGTTGGTTATCTTTCCCCAGTGCGGGCACTTTGTACAAACGCCCGGATTCTCGCTATCCATCTTGACGCACGGATATGGGCCTTTAATGTCGCGCAGCTTCTGCCGCATACGATCTTCGTCATACGGGTGCATCTCCGAAATGCGGCTCGCATAGTCACCTCCATCTGTACAACGCGTTGTCCAAGATAGTAAGCCTCGCCATAGCGGTTCCATTCCGTCTTCGGTGGCGTGTTCTTTGTAGTATTCAAGTTGCTTGCACCCCGTGCCCTCAATCGTTTTAATCCACAGCAGCTTAAACTCACTCTGCAAATTGTCAAACAGCTTTACTGACGTTTCAGTGCGCGGTCCTTTTGGGCGCTCCCCTTCAATCTCAATCTTCTGCGGCAGCACAGGACTGTATGCGTGCCCGTTGAGCTTCTTAATAAGTTGACCAGAGAACGTACCAAAGTCAAACGCTTTAGGCTTCGCCTCCACCATGACGCGCACCGCACGCGGCTTGGGATACTTTGGCTTGAAGTTAACAGTACCCGGTATGCGCAGGACACGCGCTGCGTCAGCAGTCACCGTGTTGTCGATACGCATGTTCTCCTGTGCACACAAACGCTTTAAGTTCTCTGCAACAGGTTTCCAAACATCAATCGGAACGTCTTCTGTAAACGGCCAGTACACATGGAGCCCACCACCTGAATCAACAACGAGCGGTTGCCCTAACTGCGCGAGGTCTGTCTTTTCCAAAAACACATCGAGCGCCTCAGCAGCATCGCGCTTGGTCTCATAGCCGTCCATATCCAGAAACGCAGCACGAATAAACTCTGCGTTCTTTGCCGTGCGATTCCCCTCTTCCTTAAACGTAGCAAGCGCAAAGTAAACATCACGCCTGTCCTTAACCCATTTATCTACGACATGCTGAAACTCTCCTAAGTTCGTTGCAAAAACATGCTCTTTCTTTTTACTTGTCAGCTCGGCAATACAGTAAACACCCGTTGATGGGAGCACTGCCGCCAGAAACTCTTGCGGTTGCATGAAAACTCCACAGGTCAGAACAGGGGTAACTGGCGTCCGTCTTTTGGCTCAGCGATGTCAGGGATGTGTTGCTCCATGTGACGAGCCATACGTCGAATGAGCTCTTTCAAAAACTCAGCTTCAACTTCATCCCAATGAAGTTCACAGTAGTTCAAAAGTTCTGCATCCGTCAGGCTTGTAGGTTGTATTCCTCGCATATGTGTCTCCATGCGTGATCGGCAGTTGGTTGCCTTTCCAATATGTTAATAAGTTCCTGTACGCGAGAACGATAGGCGGGTGTGACTTCCACGCCTGACATCCAGTTATAAACCGTCTGCCTTGTCGCTCCTGTAAATTTTGATATACGTAGTACAGAGAAATCTCGATGTACAGCCCACCGACCAAGGCGCGAACCTAGCGTACGTGGGGCATGTTTGACTGCGTTTTTTGTTCGTTCAGAGTAGGGCATAGTGTGTAAGGGGGCTTGCGCCCCCTGTTAATTAGTCGTCGGTATCCCAAGCATCTACAGTAGCAGCAATCCCAGACTTCTTGGGTACTGCGTTAGTAGGGGTGCTCTCTTTGCGCACTTCAGGTTCGTCGCTGTCATCCTCAACAACTTCAACCGGTTTCTTCTTGGATGCGGCTTTCGGACGAGAGCCTTCGATCTCAGGTGCAGCAGGAGCCGTCGTTTGTGTTGACGCTGAGAAAGACATTGTCACAAGCTTCTGTGTGGCAGGTGCTTCCATGTGCGTTGTGACTGAAGCGAATTCTTCGTCTGTTAACCAGCGCATGGTTTTGAAGAACAGCTTGGGCACAGCAGCCTTCGTATCAAAGCGCAAGCGTGTGACAACTTCTTCAGGGTTGATGTTCTGTGCAGCCAACCAACGAGCGTACGCTTGCAGGGGCATGTCGCCGTTAACTTCTTTACCAAAGATGCTGGTAGCAGGCAGCGACAGAGAAAGCGGATCGCCCTCAACATCGTTAGCCAACACCACAGCAATACGCTGAGAGAAACGACACGCACGGCTGTTACCTTCACCGCTACCCTGAATGTTCTGGGGGCAGTCCGCGCAGTTGCTGTGTTGTGGAGTCTCAATCGACGCGTCAGGTTTATCACCGTCAGCAGACCAGCAGTTCGGTGCTGTGGTCTTACCTTCTTCGTACTTACCCATGTAGAACGTGCGTCCTACCTTGGGTGCAGCCGCAACAACGACAACGTCAAGATGGCGATCATCAATCGATGCGATCTCTTTACCGTCACTGATTAAACGAAACACACCGCCTTTGATGGAGATGTTTTTACCACCTGCACCAGCACCCCCCGTGAGGGATTTAGCTATAGTGGACAGCCCACGCGACTTAGCGAACGTGGGAACTTTGCTTGGGTTGAAAACTGTTACGTTACTCATTTTGTAGGTTTCCTTACAGATACGTCATACTCTTTATCAGAGTTAAGTCCAGGGGGCACAAGCGCAGGATTTTCTTCAAGGAACTTCGCCATGTTGCTTTGATGAATGCGCCGCTCAAACAAATCGAGCGCATCGTGCTCCGTGACAAAGGTCTTAAAGGCGTCCCAGTCTTGTGTGAAATACCGTGTCTTGGTGGTCAAGATCACAGTGCCTTGATCGGTTTTCACCGACTTACTGCCAAGAGCCATCAACTGATCCTTGAGCGCAGTTTTGATTTCATCTTGCTGCGCTTTCAGTTCTTCAATCTGTGACTCATATTCCTGAGTAAGTTGTTGAATACGTGAGCGTATCTTGAGATACACCCTCGCCAACTTGTCCATTGGAATTTGTTCCATATCAACTCTCCTTTTGTTATGTCAAAGATTATACATGCAATCATTCATTGTGCAACCTCCTCTTCATAAAGTTTTATCAACATCGCGTGATCCTCCACACGCTCCTCCAACATCTTGAACATCTTGCGCTCCATGTCGCTGCCTTGCAGGTGTATGACAGTGACTTTGGTGGAGTCCTGTCCGATACGATCTGAGCGAGCGATACATTGTTTATACGTTTCAACGGACATCACTGGACCCCAGAAGATCACGGTGTCAGCAGCCGTCAGCGTCACACCGTGCGCCGCAGCTTGTGGCTGTATCACCAGCACACGCGGAGCATCTTCAGATTGAAAGCGTCTGAATATATCTGTTCTCTTTTTTACTGACACGTCACCATGAATCATCTCGTTAGCAATACCGTGCTTGTCCAAGAAGTTGTGGATAGTGTCGATACTGTGTCTGAATGGTGCAAACACTAGAACTTTTCGCGTGGTCTCTTCCAACACTTCAAGCAGTACAGACAAGCGCGGGGAACAATCAAACTCCACCACCTCACGCCCATCGGTGTACGCCGCTCCTGCGCTAATCTGCAACAACTTACTGACACCTGCGGCTGCGTTGACTGCCGTGATTGTTTCTCCTGCGGCTTGCACCAGCATGAGTTCCTTCAGCATCATGTAGTATTTTTTCTGCTGAGGCGTCAGTGGTATATCGCGTGTCTCCGTAAGCACGGGTGGCAAGTCTGTGCACTGTTCTTTTGTATAACGTATTGCAGGTTGTAGCGCGTCATACACGAGCTTGGGCGCTTGGCTCTTGGGAGCCCACTTAAACTGCGTGATCTTGTTCATCGTTTTATCACGCCACGCTGTGAAGAAGTTTGGCACACCTGTGGGGTTAACAAGTTTAGCCAACCCGTACGCATCAAGCGGTGACTGTGACGCTGGTGTACCCGTCATCATCCACAGATATGTCTTTGGTGAGATCAACGAGTTAAGTGCTTTCCAACGTCTTGTGCTGACGTTTTTGTAAGCGTTGTTCAGTCCGTCATAGTTAATAATGACAAACTCGTAGTCACCCTGCACCATCTCAATACGCCGCACTGCCTGCTGATGATGTGCCACGATAGCCGTGCGGTGAATCACGCTTTTACTAATACCGTTCATCCACGCGTCCTGCATGATAGAGAGCGGGCACAGAATGAGACAGCGCCTGATATAACCTTTCTGCATCAGGTAGTCCGCAGCCCATAGTGCAGACAGCGTCTTGCCTGTACCCGGATCATTAAACACAAACGCACGGCGATGTAATGTTAAGAACGATGCGGTTTCAATCTGGTGTGCGAAGGGCTTGTGTTTCCCCGGCCAGTCATACTTAGCCTTAATCGGTGAAGGTACTGCCTTCACACCCAGATTGCGCAAGACACGCATCTCGTCCAGACCCCAGAACACAAGCACTTCGTGTAGTCCAGGTGCTACCTCTCCAAGGTCTTTGCTTTTTGGTATGACAGTGTATTTGTCAGGCTTGCGTGTCCTGAGCAACACTGCTTTGTTATTTATGATTTGCATTTTAGTTTGTATAGCGTTACTTGTTCGGCCATGTGATGGTGTTGTTCTAACAAATTCCTAAGCAGCATTTGGGAAGCAAAACATATATCAAAGATTTCATCTGCCTCCCATGAGTTGACCTGAAACTTCTTTAGGTTATCGCGCCGCCATCCCTCGCCGTAACGCGCAGACCATAAAGCAATCAGTTCATCATTACTTGCCGTTGTCAGCCATGTTTTTACTTGGGGGTCGAAGTCTTGTATTGCGTTTTGTAGAAGTTCCTCCACTTCGGATAGGAACTTCGTGGTCAATGTGCTTGCCGCTGCGGTCGATTCCTTCTTTGTCATACATTCTCCGTGCGCGTTGGCGCTCGATTTGATCTTTGGTTTCTCCAGTTTTCTTTTGCAATTTATAAGCGTGTTTGTAATCACGTTTGCCGTTAACTTGTGTCATATCAATGCCCCTTATTAAATTCACAGGTTTTAACAGGACACCACGGACAGAGCGGTGTCGCGGTCGGGTTCCACACGTTGTTAGCAAACGCCGCTTCAAGACGCGCTACCCGTTCACGATAGTCTTGCCAATAGGATGTAGCTTCTTCAAGCATCACCTTGTGCTTAACCATTGTGTCTTTCACTACAAATAACAGAGCAGACTTCACCATGCGTACGATGGGGAAGTGCGCAAACACCATGAGTGACATCAGCGTCAGTTGTTCTTTATCAGGGTACTTGTCCTTGCCTGTCTTGTAGTCCACCACCCAAGCAGTCAAGCTCTCTTCATCGACAATCAACAAGTCAGCAATACCACGCACCCAACAGTTAACGTCCCTGAAACTGCAAGGACGCAGGTCAACAGTCAGCCCCATCTCATACTCAGCGTACTTCGTCCCAGGTTTTGCAAGCAGCGCATCAATCGTTGGCTGCACAAAAGAAAACTGTGGGGGTATGGGGGTGTTATCGGTTACATAATCTTCTGCGGCTTTGTGTAACTCCTTACCGTATCGGATCTGTTCTGTTTCCCGCTGCGTGTAGTTCTTCAACACACGCACTTCGTGATAACGTCTTGCACACCCTTCAAAGTCTTTGAGTGCTGAGTGAGACCATGCTTTCATTAGAACCTCGCTGACTTGACGATCTGGTGCATTGTCTCTGCAAAGTGCTCGACAAACTGTTCGTCGTTGGATAATTTGGGGCGCACGTGGTCGAGGATGACATGTGTCAACTCGTGCCAGAAC